CTCCTGACAGGACGCCAGCAACACTAGCGCGAAACACAAACCCCGACGAATATTCCCACAAGGTAAGATGCCCAACAGTATTCGCTTCGACAACCCAAAAGTTTGTAGCGTCTTGTATCCGAAACGCTACTTTAATGCTATCCAGATTTGGTAAGGTATCCACCTTAAACTCAATAATGCAATCTGCCTCATGCGTAAACGTTGCGCCCTCTGCAACAACTCCCGCCTTGACATCCGTCGCTATGCCGTTGTCGGTGTCCCAGGGGGCGGCGAGTTGGGCGATGCGCATGGAGTTAAACAATTGCGTAGAGTCTGCGTAATCGTGACGAGCAAACAAGCTAGCTGTGTTGTCAACCTTGTCTACATAGCGAACTAGCCAGCTTGTCCCAACATACATACAGAAAAAGCAGCCGGTAGAGCGTAGCACGAGAGCATGCTTTAGCGCTCCAGAAAGCCCTGTTGGCTGTGGCGAGTTACTTGTCCAGAAATAACTATTCTCCGATGAATAAAGACGATTTGTCCCAGATTTCCCCCATCCCACTATTTGCCGTCCCGAATTATTTGGAAGCCACCAAAACAGCATTGTCCCCGCGGCCCGCGTTATATTATCAGAATACCACGGCTCCCCGCTGGCGTCTATGCTTAGTTGCCCGCCAGCTATAAGGTTATTGGCTGGGTTCTGAAATGTCAAAGTCCCCGGCCCTGGCTCACACGTCCTCGGACTTGTGATAGGCGCGGCTTCATCGGTAAGAAAATCATCGCGAAGTAAAAACTCTAATGGAACAACGCCATATAACCTCCTGGCTGCCGTTGCTAAGAATCCGCCGATCATATTACTCCACCTCTATCCTAACTTCTGTTTCAGTTCCAACGAGATCGGTATGCTCCATCCATGAATGATAACCCAACTCAGCAGCAATAGCATTCTCAATCATCCATTTATGTCCCATTTCTCCAGCACAATCAAAGACAATGATACTGTACTCTTCTTCTCCTACGTACATTGTTCCTTCATGACCAATTAGATCACAGTTAGGTACAGAGATCATCATGTCATACTCTGATAAACCATCTGGAAGCTGATCCCATTCTTGTCGAAGTTCAATAGTGCGAATGGTAGGCCACATGGCATAGCCACTGAGATAACCTATTAAAGTAAAGATAATTGGAGCAAGCTGAATCACTTTAGACATCCTGGAAGAATAACTTTATTATCAGGCCGTTGACCTGGTGCATGTATCTCGCTAATGGCAGACCAGGCGGGAGTGTTTGGATCTTGATGTTTCCTCATCCACTGCACTAAACCGTATCCCTTTGCATAAAAATATAATTCGCCACCGCTTACCCATTCGATTTCGATTACATCATTCAATGTGATCCCAGCTCTACTTGTCCATTGAGAATACCTTTTAACAAACTTACGCGTATCCTCAACCAGACCAGAATTATCTTCTGATGGATTGCAGTTCCAATCATAGAACTGAACCCAAAGGGCTACGCTAAACGATTGTCCAACAGACATATGGCGAGGAAGCCACCTAGACATATCCGTTCCCTTCGGTTCTTGTAATTGATAGTATCTCCCCTCCCCTGGTGAAGTATCCCATCCTCTATAGATAGAATTGGATGTCTGAAACAGTTGCTCTGCATTTCCATTCTTTGTCTGCCAAAATTCATCTACGCTTAGTGCTTGTGTTTGAAATCTTTCAGAGCCACCGTTGGCATTCGTCATTTCATACAATCTGCCATCACCTTTGATATATTCCAATAAATCAATTGTAACAGGAAACGGACTTGGCGGAGCATCCTTCCCTTCTAAAAAAGGCCATGGATCAACACATTGACCAAAGCGCCACATGGGATAGCCATTGCCTGTATCACTACGCCACAGTAAACCGAAGTGAATATGAGGGCCGGAGGAAATGCCTGTATTACCACTGAAGCCAACTATTTCGCCGGCTAAAACTTTTTCGCCAACAGATACGGGAAGGTTAGGTTTTGCATGAGCATAAACAGTATGGAATCTAACTCCTTTAACTTCATGCCTTAGATAGACGTGCCAGCCATAATTGCTAAGACTACCAGATCCGGTTCTATCTGAAGCCCAAACAACCTCTCCCTCCTGAACGGCATAGTATGGCAAACCATAGCTAACTCCATAATCTATTCCTTCATGACCAGGAAGGCCATATGGTAAATATGATTGTGGATTAGCACCAAAGACCTGTGTTACTCTATCTGTGGCGCACGGCCGATACTTAAATAGATCGTCAATCGGCTGCGGCTTATTATCTTTGAAATACAAAACCTCATACTTAAAATTATTAGCTTTTAGTTCCCGTATAGTTTCTTTTTGCGACTCCAATTCTGGATCAACAACAATCGCATAGGATTCTACATTGCCACCAAAGAGCATGGTTAATGTATCATCCAGACTTGCCGTGATCGTCCTTTTGTAATTCTGGTAGGCATAAGAACCAGCGATAACCCATTCGGTTTCCATGTGTTCCTGTGCTAATTTCAGAATAACAATCTTTGGTTTAACACCTGGCAATGGTAAGTCTGGAAGATCTGGCGGTTCAGGGATTGCTGGCTGAGGCCAATCGCGTTTAATGACATTGTTGGATAAGTTTGTCATATAACCATTGATTGTTTTGCCAAGGTCTGTCCACATTGGATCTTTGTCTAATGCCCACAACGAAAACATTTTTACATTGGGTACATTTTCAAGATACCAATACATCATATCCATTATTTGCGGAGTTCCGGTATGCCATGTAGGTGCATCCCGATAATTCCAACCAAACTCGGTGATAAATATGGGGGGAGGTGTTATTCCATTCTCAAAACAAGCAGCATTAACATCGGAACATCTGCCCATAAGATATGGGATTGTATCCTTCATGATCTGCTCGCCTTGCTCATTATTCAAAGCGTATTCATGAACAGCATGAGCCAGCTTGTCTGGATGTTCTTCTATCTTTCTGAACCAGGCCAACATGCCGGGTGTACGATTATGCTCAGGCTCCGGTTCCCCTGTTGACCATCCTGGACCACAGAATTTATAACCTTGTTCCATCATTTGATCTGCGAGTTCACAAAGAAAATGACCAATCCAATTGGATCTCTCTTTGTTTAATTCGTTAATCATTTCAACATAGAAGATGTCTTTGTCTAACTCTGGAGGCCAATTCTCGTTAATCTTTTGGACATATCTTGCGGCCTCTGCCGGGATATTTGCACCATACATGGGAGCATCGTAGCCCTTTAAACATCGGTAGACACCATATCCAATAGAGCCTTTCTGGATTTCTGCCTGGAAGTCCATCATGCCAGACGTTCCATCAACGCACTTCATAGAAAGTGTTTGACTATCAGCAGCCATCTTGCGAATGTAGTCGCCAATTCCATCACAGTAACATAGAACTGACGCATGAAAACCGGCGCCAATGGAAAGTTTGCCCTTAGCCATCGCTAGACTCTTTGTCAGACGTAACCTTCTTTAATATATTATGTACGCCTTCGTATCCACTGATAGCCAACCCCGTCCCGAAGATGGTGAGTAGAATTAATTCAGCCCACACAGAAGGTTGAGCATCCCAGCCATTATAGACTGAGATAACCAGGGCTGCCCCAAAAGCCAGTAACAGTGTTGTGCCGTTAATCACGATACTTTTTGTATCTGGATCTTGAATCTTGTTGAATACTGGCTTAAGCAACTGGGTTAAGATACCTGCAATAACAGCAATCCCAACACTCTGTAATAATAAAGCTGCCACTTGTTCACTTGTCATCACGAATCTCCTTCCTTTATCCTTTCCGAAATCTTAAATTCCTCTGTGACTAATTCAACTACTCGATCTGTTAAAAAATTTACATCATATCTTGCTCGAACTCGTCTTATATAAAGACCAGGTGGTAAATAATGTGGAATCTTTACAGATATGGTGGAAACAGAGCAGCCAGTAGGTAAATTATCAACAAAAACAGGAGCACCATCAAAGAGTTGTCTTGTATCAAGGTTTATAAATGTTGGAAACAAGGTAGCTCCAGATGTGGTGTTTCTACAAATATCTGCGGTAATATTCATTGTTTCACCAGCATGATAGCTATTCTTATCAAGAATAAGTGGCGAATTAAGTGTTATTGGAGGATTGTCCTGAATAACAATAAAGTACAAAAACAAAAACATAGAACATAAGGCAAGCAGAAGAATTAATACCGATACCACATTCAAGAATTTATAGTTACGATCGCTGATAGTCATGGAACTTGCCCTCTTATTACTATTGCCAATAGAGCCGTGAGTACAGCTACTAAAACCAAACCAACCATCCCATAAACAAGTCTCTGAACCGGCTCGAATTGAGACTTGGTTACAAACTGCTCCTTGCTTTCGTGTTTTAGTTCCTTTAAATCACCTTGCATACGTTCGAGGATAATCCGCTGCTTGGTAAGCTCGATGAGAATTTCAACATTGTCTATGTCTTTATCCATACTAATATCCATTTCTCACATACTAATACTCTTAAAAACAAGGATTGCGTGGCAACCTCAAGCCTGCCCTCTCTGGGGCGCACCTGGCGTAGTATGTCAACTTGCTGTATGTCAATCTGCCCACTCGGATCTCTTAACCTGCGTATTTGATTGTACCAACAGAAGGAAGATCTCCTTGATGTGAAATGCGCCACACGTTTGACGACGTGTATTAGCGCGATTAATAAACAGATTAGCGATGCTGCCTAAATTCCCCACGCAATCCTTATCCATTACTCTGGTACCTCATTACTCTGGTACTATATCATCCCAATTGCCAGGCGGTAATAGCTCGGCCGGATAATCTGGCTCTGTTGCTGCCATCTCATCAATATAATCATTATCAACCCGTGCTGGGCCTTTCGTCGTTGTTATACCACAGTCTGAGATAGTGACAGTCCAAATATTTTGTAAGTTGGGAGTTGCTAAATGATAAACATGATACATTTCAATGGGTGGTTCAATGGGTGGTTCAATGGGTGGTTCAATGGGTGGTTCAATGGGTGGTTCATAAGGATAGATAAAATCTACATCAAAAAACGTTGCCTCTGCGGAGCTTCTCAACTCCATTCTTGCCCTATTTGCTCCAGGCGGAACTTCAATTACTTCACTAATTGAAAACTCAGTGAAGATCGTGGAAGTTACATAGTGACCCGATTGGAAATGGTCAACCCACCATGTAATCATTACTTGCCCACTCCCCTCAATTTCGGCAACAATCTTTACCTCTTCGCCGACAGTGAAAACATCGTCAACATCACCTAGCCACCGGCCTCTTTCTCCAGGATCACATATTATTGTGTACCGATCACCCTCTAGTGAAAATTCAGGAGAACCCTCATCGGAATATGGCCTAAATATCATCTGGCATCTCTTGGAGAATCGTCAATATTCGGAACGCGTTGGGTTGGGGGTGGAGTTGGTTGTTCCGGTCTCTTTACAATATGTCCCATTTTCGATCGCATCAAACTCTCGTTCAGCATGTTGGCAATCATTTCCAACTCAAGCATGTTCGTATCCTTTTGCTGCTTAAATACCGGCACAGGCCCATTTGGCCCAACAATAATATATACTGAAAAAACAAGGTCTTTTTCGTCCATCATTATCCTTTTCCTGGAATTATTAAATCACAATCATTATATAGCCATTTTCCCCAAACATTTACTAAGTCATGTCGATTGGCTGAGTATACAGAAGTTTCTGAGCCTCGCGATACTCGTAATCCTTCACCCATAATACCATCTGGGCGCGAAGTTTGCGTTTGCCAAACTGCGCTTTGGTTTCTGTGTTGGGTTCTTCGTCAATATCTAACTCTCGATAACCGAAATGCCCTGCGATTCCATCAATGAAACGCTGTAGGTGCTCGTCATTGATTTTGAATGTGACATCAGTGTATGTTGCCAAGTCGTTCCTCCAATTCTTCTATCCGCTGATAAAGCTCCCATAACGCACCACTATGTAGGCGCATCATGCCTGTTGTGTTAATCATTGTGTTGCCATCCGGCATTGTTTGAATCAGTCTTTGTTCTTCTAAATCATCACGGTTGTATCGCACAAAATCATCAAACTTTGTGCGAATCGCAGTTGGAGATAATAAGCTCACGGCCCTAACCATTTCGTTATCACTAGCTAGATGATCGAAGTTTTGATATAGCGTTCCCAATGTATAAAGATCGCCGTCACCCTTTGTTACCTGAATTATTGAAGTGTTGTTTCGGACGACAACCACATTGCTTGTAAGTGGAACGGTTGTGTTATCAACCTTGCCAAGAAGTATAACCGGCGCTCTGTCGGTTGAACTCGGTTGATTTGCGCTGCCAACCACCCATATCCCATGATTTATGTCACTAATTCCTCTAAGGTATGCGCCTCCATCTGATCCTCCAGCTTTATTGACTTGAAAATACGAATTGGCGTTATCCATTCCTTGAGCAAGCGACGTATCAACTTCCGTAGATCGACAATCAAAAATCACACCGCTATTACCAGCTTGATTAAGAACCAACTGCCCATAATCTGCGCTTTGTGCATTGGAAGCTCCAACCGACAAGCCAGACCTGGCAGTTAAATCACCAGTAATCACGAAGTTTTTCGAGGATGCCGTGATTTCAGTCGATGTAGAAGTTCCGTAATTATCCAGTAATAAATACACATCGGAATCGTTTGTTCCATAAGCTTTTAATAGAAGCCTTGAATAATTACTTGTGGCTCTTGCATGAGATAGTATCTGTAAATAAGAGTCTCCTGACACGGAATTGCCATCTGGATCGGATATTAGATATACGTATTGCGGAGCTTTGTCCTCTGCATACATTCCGCCTACTATCTCGTCGTCGCCATTCTTGAAAGGAAAGCCTTGCATCATCGCATGACTTGTATTAGAGGCAAGTATGAACGAAAAACCATATTCATCAAAAAGCGGAACACCTGTTGTTCCGTACGTAGTTATTCCTCCCGTACTCTCTATATACATCATTCCGGTGAAATAACTTCTGCCTGCGCCGGAATCTAGCGTAATGACCTTTTCGCCATTACCATTTCTGAAATAAGTTTCAGCACCGTCCCAAATCATTGCGCCGCCACCGCTTATAGTTGTGCCGCCAAGCCGCATCTTGAAAACATCATCAATGTCATTGAAAACAATGAATCCATCACCACCCTCGTCGAGTCCTAATGGCAATGGGTTTCCTACAGCAATGCTTGGAACGTCTGGATCAAGACGAATTGTTTCGCTATCAACATTTTGGGGAATAATATACCAATGGAGTCTTATCCTAGATCCGTCCCAATCGCCTTGCGACATGATTTCCAGCGGCTTGACGTAAACAGTTATTAAACCACTTGAGGTTTCCTGTGTAGCGATTGTCACCTCTCTGGAATGAGGGGCGTAGTCTGGGCCTGTATTATCTTGAATTTCGGCAACCAGGCGCATCTCAGTGTCAGGATCTACGACTACTGTGACATGCGCTTTTATTTGAATCATTTCAGTGGAAGAGAATGATGAAGTCATATTGGTTAAATCAAAGGTGGCTACCGAATGATGCTCTTGTCCTTCTGAATACAGCTTGTTGCGAATATAATCAGATCCCCCTCCTAAATCTGGATCGTCATCAATTAATGAATAAGCAACTGTTCCCGTACTTAAAAGCAGATTATCTGTCCAAGGTTTCCCTTGTTCGTCATTTCCTAAATTAACATCATTATTCGGCCGTATCGTTGTTGATCCCGCTCCATAATCAACAGTAACCTCAATCGCGTTTAATCTGATATATCCTGTATTGTCCCGGCCACCATTGTAAAGACTAAATGACATGCCATGTGATTCAAGTTTAAATTCGCTAGAAACAAAGTGCATACCAGCAGGATTGCCGACAAACAATCCCATGATGCCGCGATCACCTGTGATTCCGCCAAGATCGCCAAGACGAATTGGATTCTTTATATTTGTAGGCGTATACGGATTGCTGCTCCAGCGGCCCAATCCGATGTATGGAGATCCCATTTGATCAATTGCATTGAGATTAATCCAACCATCGCCTGACTGGCCAAAATCAACAACGACATTACCTTCTCGAACGACCAGGCCGACTGGAGCCGCTCCTATATCACGAGCGGTAAATGTCCATCGCTGACTTCCATCACCTTGATCTAAGTAATTTGTAACCTGTCCCCAAACCTTAGCTTTGACTAAGCCTCCACCACTACGATCGAGTGGGAGCAATAGACAATAATCATATTGACCAAATATAGGAACGCCCTCAAGACCATTTGCATCTTCGACAAAAATATTTGAACCGACACCTACGGCCGTAATTGTAAAGTCTTTTGTAAGAAACGATCCTGACGGCGTAATGAAGTCCTGCCCCGTCTTTACACGAGCCTGTTCCATTGTAAATGTTGTTACAACAAGCTCTTCAAAATATGCTGACCGCATATCCATATGGCCACCATAGGAGATTCCCCACCCCGCTCCCATAAAGCCAGACACAAACTGATCGCTTTTTAGAAGAGGATAATTCCATCCTTCGCTTCCAATCCGAATTACTTCACCGACTGGTATGAGAATAAGACTGTCCTCCGGCTGAACAGACAAATGTCCAGTACCGGTTGTTATATTGCCTACAGACTCGAAGTGCAGCTGATTGTTAATGGCAACGATAAATGAATCGGGGTGTAAATAGATATTTTCGGCTGGCTGTAACGTCAATCCCCCCTCCTCGGTTTCGATGGAACCAGCCACTTCGAATCGCAATTCATTAGCAATCCATACTGTGCCATCACCGGGGCGTAAGAATAAGTCTCCCTCCGGGACTATTTCAAGATCTCCAGCGTCCACTTCAATACTATGACTGCCACCAACAAACACCAATGAGCCGTCAATCACTAATTCATGGTAGGATGGTCCTGAGCCAATGCCCAAACCACCCAGTTGTACCATTCCACCGGAATCACCGGCGATAATAGTGTTTGGATGCGTTTCGGCATCGCTAGTTGTGTTTACGGATATTTGCTGGCCGCTTAATAATATATGGGAGCCTGCCGTTGCCTCATCATGATGTGCATCTGGATCTGCTACGTGAGCACTAAGATCAACACCATCAAATCTTCCGCCTGCAAAAATATTTACATCCCCAGTGAATGCTCTACTGGCGGAAACTGTCATATATTGCAAATGATCATCGTCTGCTAGCCCTGTTAATGCTCCATGATCTGTAACGCCTGGCGCTGTACCTCCATTACCCCCTGTAATAACAACATTGCCGCCCGATCCTCCCATCCGTTTTAATCTGTCAGCGAGGGCAGTATTCCCACTTAATTCGCCTTTGTACCAGAATTCTCCAAGATCGTAGGTAACATATCTAACGCCATCACTTGCATCTGCGGAACAGGTAAAACTTCTGATCCATAAATCTTTGTTTACATACCAAAGAACCTCTCCCCCGATCTCTCGTTCATATTTAAGATTTAACGATTGTCCGATATGGGCATCCCTAAGAGCAACGGTTTTGGCAGTATAATCATCATTAAGAACAGTTCTGCTTAACAGATAATCAGCACAGGCATTGATTAACCGTTGCTGTGCCGCCAATATGGCTTCGGGTGTATCTGTTTGCGCTTTGATATAATCAAATGACTCGCTGTTCTCAACGATTTGATGGAATGACATTCCAGCTTCACCGGAGTCATAAACAAGCATAGATTCATTTGGATAAAGTGTGAAGCCTGTTGGAATAACAAGATCGCCGACATCAACTCCAACAAAAGATAAACCATCACCTCCAGATGCTAATACACGCGTCACACCACTTTTGATACTTAAATGTTTATTACAATCTATGATGGGGGCATAATTAATGTCGTTCTTAAAAAGAGCCAGACCAACATCTTTAACTGACCGCAAATTAAAAGAAGTGGACAAGGCAGCTTCATTAGTTTTGATCCAATAGAGCATACGCTGTGGTAAATCCGTGATGCTTGTTGTCCATTGCCACCCGGCTTGTGTCGCAATATCACTGAGTAGATCAATGCACTTGCGGCCCCCTACTTCATGAAATGATCCAAGAGGTGATTTTGATTGACCTGAACTCCAGCCCGTTTGACTATAAGCTATTGCTTGCTCAATGTCGTTTTGAGAATTACCAAAAAAAATATCGTATGTAGTTGTCGCGCCGGCAGTTGGTTCGCTAGGTTGCCAATCCTCTACGTAAATTCTACTCTCTCCACTTGAATATTTTGTAATTGTGGCTACATAACCATCAATCTCAACAACGCCACCATTATAGAAATCTTCAGCTTCTTGATGAGCAGCATCAAGAAAAATATAATCCGTTGTCCACGCGGTTGTTTCCCCGCTGTAAACTTCTGAAATATAGGCAAGGCGTAATACCTTGCGCTGTAATTCTTTTGATATGCCGGCCCCTGTCCAGGTAAGAGTCCCCGATCCATCAGCATTTTCCTGGTAATCTTCATCTTCAATAATGAATATCGCACAAACAGCATCTCCTCCATTAAGAAACAAAGGATGGCGACAGAATGTTAATGCAATATCTCCCTTTTTTACGAGCGGGTGGTTGTCACGGTTCATGATGGTGGATACGGCCGATCCAGAACCGAATCCACCTCCTTCAAACTTGCCCTCAGTAGATAGGAGACTTATTTCATCAACGGTTCTCCCGTAATCGGCAACCGTTTTTCTTGTGGCGAGATTTGAAGGAGTAAATACATGAAGGAATGGACCTGACCAGTTTGTACTCATGAAAACATTTCCACGGGCCTAAATGTGACAGAAAGACCACTAATTATGCTTTTATAGGAATCGTACCATCGGACATCTTGTGTAAAAGTATAACTTTCAAGCTCGCATTCTGCAGTCATAAAGGCAAGAGAACCATGTACTCTAGCTTTAAAAGTTTTTGTTAATCCATAAAGACCAACAGGAGGAATTCCAAAGAACCCATTAAATGCAGTTTGAAAGCCATAATCATCATTGCTGTAACAAACCATAATTAAGACAAACGGCCGTGGAGTAAGTTTGGCGCCATTTCCGTAATTGAAATCAAATAGATCGCCTCCGGCAACTGGGATGATGCCTGATTTTACTGTGGGGATAGGTAATTCAAAAGCCTGGGTATCAAGTCCACTAGGCGAATTACCACCTCGAATATTAACCGCATTAAATGATTCTGGAACTAAATAGGTGGTCATATTAACCCCGCTTTCTCTAATGCAGAATATAAACCATCACTAGCTCCTGCCGCAACTTGACTCGGATTATGAACGCCTGTGGCAAACTGATTTATAACTTCAATGTTTATCCCTCCTGCTCCCGATGGCGCTTGCCCGGATGGGGTCACATTGACATACTCTCCGCTTGAAACGCCGATCAAGTAATCATCATTATTGTAACCAGCAGGAACCACCATTGATCCACCTGTGGCGAATTCGGAATCTCCACCGCCTGGACTATCCCCTGAAGATCCTCTTACTTGATAATCAACATAGATAGTCATATACCGATCCCTAGCTGCAATATCAGTATGTGTACCAAAATCATCAACATCAATTATTGCCTGGCCAACATTTGCATTAACCCAAGCTTCCCACTCGCTAGTTGTAATAAGAACTAATTGTTCTTCTAGTGCAGTAAGCTTTGCTTCATCTTCTTCTGGTATTCTAACTTGAATAATGGGGTCCATAAATCCCTGCTCGGCTCTGGCTATTCCTGGAGTAACTCCCTCGGCCCAATTAGATGGATCAAAATGAGCAATAGCTTCATCAGCTGACCATAAACCGTCTGCCACTCCCTGAGCGGCGATGGCCTGAGCCTCTAGACCGAGGTCAGCAAAGCCCTTTGATTCGGCAAGCTTGCCTATTTCTATGCTGATTCCTATGAACTCTTTCTGTAATTCTCCGGCTTCTTCGGTAAGTAGCCCTAACCTGACAGCTAGATCAATGGTGCTTTCTTCAAAGCCCATACTGGCGATCATTCCATCAATAAGAGCCTTTTTATAATGAGTGTCAATCGCGTCGCCTGCTTCTTCTAACTGCCTTCTAAGTTCTTCGATCTCTTCTGGATCTGTAGCTATACCAAGTTCTACTTGCAGGCCACTAATGTTATCTATGTAAGATTGGCTTGTTTCGTATGCTTCGACTAATTTCGCATTTTGCTCAGCAAGCCTTTCCGCTATGACTCCTTCCCAATATGCGCGCTGTTCGGCAACGGCTAACGCAGACTGTTCAGCCTTTTCTTTTCTTTCAGCTTCCTCTGCTTGTTTTAACTGAAGTTCATAAGCTTCTTTTTGAGCCTCAGTCATTCTATCAAAATCTTTTAGCCGGTCTATATCTGAAATAGATTGATAGATGCTTAGCTCTTCCTTTTTTCCAGCTAGTGCGTTTTTTTGAAAGTGATATAGAAACAGTTCGAGTTCCAATTGCTCTTGAGATATATCAAGATTTACGAGAAGCAATCTTGCTGCTTCGCGTCTTAAATCATTTATCTCGCCAGCTATCTCTATTTCAGTTCCTCCGACATCAACGAGAGAAGTAAGATAACTATCTATTTCAACGCCTTGGGTCCCAGTTAGGGCTGATTCTCCTATCGCAGCATTCAACTCTCTATATGAGGCAATCCCCGAAGATATGCCATTAATCAAATCATAAAGGCTTGTTTTCGCATTAGTAAAGCCCATCGCCAATCCCTTTGTCAGAGATCCTTCAACGGCATAGGCTGCATCTTTAGCAGAGTTCATTTCCTCTGTTGCAAGATATAGTGTCCCTTCAAATTCGGCGACCTGAGCATCAAGCGTCCCGACTGCAACATTTGCGCCCTCATACGCTTCAGCAAGTTCGGACGTATGCCGGCCTGTTAATTCGAGAATGCCACGACCAGCAAGCATATCACGATAGAATTTACTATTTCCTTGGGCAAGCTCGCTTACTGACTGCCCCGTTGCCTCAGCGTGTTCTTCAATTAAAATAAGACCTTCAACGAGTGTTCCACCGGCGGCGGTAAATTCCCTGAACCCCATTCCTGCGGCATCAACAAAGGCATTACTTAGTTGTGTCCCTCTGACCGCGATCTGTGTGAGCATATTGCCTAAGAGATCTCCAATCTCCTTGAAGTCATCACCTTGGCGATTCATGACAATCATCGCGGCGGCAACTTCTTCTAAACTTACGCCAGCTTCAGCAGCCGGGGAGATAATCTTAGCCATGCCACTGATCAGATCTTGTGTTTCAAGATTGGAGTTTTGAACGAGATAGGCATACTGATCTAGAACTTCGTTGATGTCGTAGACACCTGTGCCATAAGCATTAACGGTGCTCATGCCTGATACGAGTGTGTCTGTCATGTCAGCATTGGCAACACGCGCTGCATCTGTTGATACGGCGACTGCTTTCATGGCCTCATCATATTCAAGACCAAGATTCATGGCCTTTCTGATGGCTGTTTGCGTTTCTAATGTGCCACGGCCCAAAGCTCTTGCGGCCCTAACTGTTGACTCGTAAAGCTCTTCGTGGCTATTTATAAGTTCAGGAACTTGCGCCTTGGTTCTGGCAACTTCTTCTTCAAGGGAGGAGAAGGTTTCTGTGGCCTGTCGCTGAAACTCTTTGGCCGCTTCCGCCCCTCTGCGGAAGGCATCTCCTATAATGCTCATACCCTTGAAAACAAGACCAGCTACGCCACCAGCGGCTACGGCCGTGATTAAGGATTCTTTTAGTTTGCCAACTTCAACGCCAAACATTCTTGTTTCGTTTTTCGCTCGCACTTCGGCCTGGGCAAGCCTTAAAGTCTCTGATTGCTGGGCTTTCATAGCGATTGCAGCTTCGCTGACTCCAATCTCTAACTGCTTTTCTTCAGTGGCAAGTCTCTGCGTAGCCTGACCTAATGCTTTGGTGCTAACAAATGCTTTATCTTGCTCCAAATCCATTTGCTTTAATGCAGTTGCATGACGTATCGTAGCATCTGTAGTTGATTTGATAGCGACATGATTTTCTTCTTGCTCTAGAACCAGTCGCTTTAATCCAGTTTCATACTGCTGGTTTGCATCTGTTATGGATTTTTGAGCAACATATCCTTCTTCCAAGGAAAGAGTTAATCGCTCTTCGGCAACGGCATGTTGTTTTATCGCATCGGCTGATGCTTCTGATTTCTGTGTTCCCTCATGTAGTTCTCGATTTAATTGGCTTTGTGAATCTGCGAAGTCTCTTGTAATTGCAGAAAGTTTTGATGCTTCTTGTACCTGTTCGCTGGTCGCACTTTCCATTCCTGCAAGTTGAACGGCATATTCCTTTGCTTCTTGGGTTGTCTTTTGCATGGTGGCCGCAACACGATCAAGATCGCCGTTAAGAACGCGCATTTCTTCACCGGCAGTATCACCTGAAGCATCAACACGGCGAATGGCCTCTGCTATTTTCTGAGATGCAGACGCAGCTTGCTCTTGTGCGGTTGCGAGTTGTAGAAGCTCGTCTGTCAGCTTATCTACCGCTGCGGCAGCCTGCGTTACCCCTTTTGTTTCGGCATCAACGACAACTTTGGTTTTTAATACTTCTGGCATATTTAACCTTTACAAAACCTCAGCTACTTTGTCGAGCAGCTTATCTTCTTCCTTTGTAAGCTTTTCCCCTTTTTTAGTTTTGTAACCTAAGACAGCTACCTTTTTAGCTGTATCCATTAGATACAATAGGTAGCTGTTTCGCCGCTTTTCTGTTATCCAATCACCTCCAGGGTAGGGAAGTTTAAATATGAATCGTCCTGCCGCCTGGCTCGCCTGCGGATCAAATAGCCAATTAGACATCGATAGTATTGGATGAATCGGTAGAAGTTCATCCTCTTTTGCCGTTGCCCAATTCCAGACGAGCCTCATGAGTTTGGGAGGTTTAGTGCATCGTCAATTAATGGTTCCAATAATGGCATTATTACATTTGTCAACGCGGGGTACGGCCGATCGCCTTCTCTAAAATGACTGATCGAGGTTCCTGGAAAATCTATGGCCCGCACAAGATGCTTTCGCGCATCGACTGTCGTATGGGACTTGAGAAGCATCTCATCTCCTTCTTTCCATTCTGTGACAATCTCGATTGCTTTTTGCGCTTCTTCCATGTATTTGGCGAGATCTCCATCGGTCATAATGATTGGAATTGTTACCGTCCCTTTCATTCCTGCTGCTTCGATCTCTATTACTTGTTCATTGACAAACTTCTTTTCAGCCATCTATTCCCCTTCTATATTCACGATATACACGATTGGTAGCCTATTTGCGACTATGCTACTGCGGCTGGTGTGATTTCCTCGGTGACAACGATCACAGCGGCTACGGCTTCTTCCTCGGTATCTGCATCCATATCTGAATGAGGAGGGCATGATACGACGTGGATGCTGCCGCCGAAGGTATAGCCGGTCATTCCGGCTGTTACTCCAGCTGGTATAACTACCATTGAAGCAAGCTCGGTGTTATTTTCATATGCTTCCCAAAGCTCGACCATTAAACCGTCAGCGCCGGCCGTTTCATCAAGGGACCGATCGTCGAGAATGCTCATGGCTACCTCGAAGTTTCCGGCTTTCGCTCTAGTCTGGGTTTCTGTTTTACTTCCACCCAAGCTGTTCACGATTCTTTCGCTTTTACGGGGAACGTTGTAGGAAAGCGTTTTAACACTTCCGTTCTGCTCTGTTCCGCCGATGTTGACGGACCCGCGATCAGGTATGTAAAGTTGAGTTGTTATTGGCATATTTCTTATCCTTATTTGTTAAAGATTGAAAAATCTTCTTTTATGCAATCGCGGCAGGGGTAATATCCTCAGTAACGACGATAACTGGGACAACGGCTTCTTCTTCGGTATCTGCATCCAAATCTGCATGAGGAGGACAAGACACCACATGGATGCTGCCGCCGAAGGTATAACCGGTCATGCCGGTCGTGCTTCCAGCAGGAACAACGAGCATGTTTGTTAGCTCGGTGTTGTTTTCGTAAGCATCCCAAAGCATTTTCAAGACTCCGGTTCCCGCTGCGCTTTCCAGAAGGGATCGATCGTCAAGAACGCTAAGAGCTACCTCGAAATTGCCTGCCTTTGCTCTGGATTGGGTTTCTGTCTTGTTTCCACCCAGGCTGTTTACGATCCTTTCGCTTTTGCGCGGGACGTTGTAGGAAAGGGTCTTTACGCTTCCGTTGTGTTCACTACTGTTGATTGTAACTGATCCGCGATCAGGTATGTAAAGTTGATTTGTTATTGCCATGCTATTCTCCTGTCTCTACTTTATCTTCGGCAATTATTCGCCGCATGAGTAGACGATTTATATCTTTTTCTCCTAAATGTTCAAAAGGCCGGCGTGGAGAGCTATCGGCGTATGGATCTTCTTCCGGCTTGATTAATTCATACTCATCCGGGATCATCGCTTTGTACAACACGGCCTTGAGGATTACGTACTGGGTTTGTGCCTCTTCGTTTTCGCTTTCTTCTTTTGGACTGACGCTTTTCCTTTTTGTCATGTAATAATCCTTACTATTGTGCGACCTGGATGTGAGTTGTTGACACCTCCCGGCGCTAACGGCCGTAAACTGAAATGGGGAAAGACGATCTTTCGCCACATTGTATTGCTGTAATTCTCCGTGCCTAAAACGCGATAGATTGCATTTTCAATATCGTCGCATAGATCTTCTTTTTCTTCAAGCTGACCTTGATCGAATTTAACGAGCCAGTAAAGTATATACTGATAGACGGGTCTGCCGGATGATTTTCCGATCACTGGATATTGAGAAGGGGAGGAACCACCGGAATAGACGCATAGCTCGTTGTTATACTTTCCTGGAAGCTGCGAAGAGTTATAGACATGAACTTGAAATGTTCCGCCAATTTCGGCATCTAAACTTAATAACCTGGCTATCTCTTTTCGGATCTCTTTGATAAGCATTAGCTGTTCCACAAATCAACTATGTAGGCATTAAACATTTCGTTGCTGACTCTCTTTACTAGCGGTTCTATTGCCTGTGTGGCAAGTGCAAACCATTGAAATCTTTCAGCATGGTATTCAGCGCCATATACGATGGGGTAACCACCCCATTTTATGTTTTGCGGGGCATTTGGATTAATGTCTACGATCACGGATGCGGTAACGCTGTTTGCTGAGGAAAAAAGCTCTTCTTGACCTAACTGGTGTTCTTTCCGTAACAGCCCAGTATCAACCGGAGAAAAAGACTTTGCTAAGGTTAGATATGCTTCTCCTAGTACTAACGCGATCTGCATGGCGATGTTATCTTTGCCTGGCTTGGTTATATCGTTGAGCGACCTTAATTTGTCGGCCTGCTCATCAACTTGCGCGGCGAATACATCTAGGGGAGGTTTCGCGTACCAACTAAGCATTGCCGTCTCCTTGTAATACGATTTCAAGAAACTTAGGAGATGTTAAAGGCCATTTGTTGACGCTGTGAATCCTGAAATCCTCGCCTGTATTGAATACAAGACGCATGTTTTCGCTGATCCTTTTTTTAGATACTTTGGTTACTATTTGAGCCGGGATAAAATCGTAGGCTGTTTCCGCGCGGGATTGCCGAAAAATGTATGGAAAGACGTTGGAACAGCGCAAACTTGCGGTTACTTCAACCTGATCTCCGGTTTCTTGATCGACCTGCATGATTGAGCAGTATGTGACCATTAGATGTTCGTACACTAATTAATACCCGGAATTGATGGATACATGCCGACACCAACATACGATGATGCCGATCTTGTTTTTGATCCTTCGCCTAGTTCTGGAGATCCGTATCCCCATTCTGCTCGATATTTCGCAGCTTTTCTGGCAAGTAGGACTGAGGCATTGTTGACTTCGCTTGCCGGCCCTAATTCGGATTCTAATGGCTGAGATGCCCACGATGTTGAAGCGATCTCAAGTAGTTTCGCGCTGACACGTCCTATGTCCCGCTGCGATGGCCCGGTCACTTCGGTAACGCTTTCTGCATTTGCAGCGTAGGCTATTTCGATTTCGGAGAACTGCCGGCGACCTGGAAGGATGCCGTTCTCGCAGTCTGTGTCACCGATCTCGATTCTCACGGACTCTATTAGCTTCATTACGCACCATCCCTGGCCGGTTCAGGAGCATCGCCGTAAAGATTGATCTCTCGATTATCGCGCAGCCAATTCGCTATGTCGGCTGCTGACTTTTGCCCGATACCGTTTAATGCTTTTAGACCGATGAATGTATTGGGGATTTCGGATATTGTTTCAATGCCGTTTTTCTTGAGCAGGCGAATATGAGGGATGCCGCTGCCTTTTAATCTGTCTGACGGAAGAGGATCTTCTTCTGACTCTTCTTTTAGATCAACTTGCGGCATGGGAAGGGGAACATCGCCAATTTCGGCATGATACGCTAGGTACTGCTCAACTGTCGCTGTCCGACCATACCAATCTACGTAGTTACGGCCGTTTTTTAGAACGGGTAGTAATGTCATTGTTCACACCTTATTTGTGTAAGAGACAGAGGTCTATGATAAATCGACCTCTGCTCCCTTACATATGCTGCGGAGCTAATCTCCGTTTAGATTCATCTATGTCAAATCGCTTGACGCGATTGCAATTTTCTCCGGCACTTCGATGACTGGAAGGCCATTTGTCACGGCCCGGCCGTGAAGCTGCATAGGCATAGCTTCGGGTGTAAACAACTGCGCCCATCGACCTGGCGCTCCGCCACCTTCGACGGTAGGACCAATGTGCGTATAACCAAGTGCCATTGACTTGTACGGATCGTCTACCGAACCTTCACCGACGCGATAGCCTGTTCGACCTGCGTTGGCAACGGCGAGGATCTTTCCTTCGGGCATGAAGGGCAATAGCTGGGTCGCATCAGGCCCGGCAGGGTTCATGACTTCCGCTTCAAGTCCGTATGCTTTGATACTGATTGTGCGGCGCATGTCACTGTCACGCCGTTCGGTTGTTCCGATCAGGCGCGTGAAGGTGTATTCCTGCGTCCCGTTTGCCATGTCGGTGTAGTTGATCAATTCAATGCTGTTCACAGGATTGTCAACGATCTTGGTCATGGTGTTGGGATGGACGATGAAGGAATTGATATTGTAGTGCAGCACACGCTGTAGTTCAGCAATGTCGTCCCAAAAACCGGACGCGGTGCTGTCCCATGCTGCGGTCCCTGTCCGTTTGGTCAGGATGTTCGCTGCCGGGATTCCATAATCAACGGCGATTGCCATGTCGTTGAAGGTCCAGGCGATTGCTCCGCTGGTTAGTGCCTGCGCTCGTAGCCACTCAAAGGCATCAACATGCGCCTGCACGATTACTTTATCTAGGAAGTTTAACGCTTCGTTTTGGATGAAGTCGATTGAATCGCTTAATCCTAGATTACGCAAGATGCCTTGCATACGACGAATCGCACGCTCAGGCAATATCACGTAGTTTGCGAGCTTGGCAACTTCTTCCATGAAGGTGCTGACCTCGGTTATCCCGGTCGGGGGATAAGGAGAGTCAGTCCCGGCAAGGCCGGCCATCGCTGAACGAACGGTCATTGATCCGTTTTCTACGTTATAGGATGGCTCGTTCATTTCGGGTAAATACTGGTTAAAGAGATACCAGGCTGGCGGCCGTACTTCATTCGCAAACACGAAGGAAGCGTCGGCTCCAAGTTCTTTCAATGCTTCAGCAAAGTTTAGATTCATTTTTTATTTCCTTTATCCTTACTTTGCCTAAACTACCCGATCGTCAGAATAGGTGAGCCATATGACTGCGGCGCCTATTTCTGATTTGATCGTTGCCCATGCGGCATCGCCGAAGTCGGGGGTTAGGTTCTCGAAGAGAACGCCGCCGATGATCAGGCCATGTCCGGGCAAACCGGATTTATCATTTTTGTCTGCGCTCGCCACCAATACGCCATATGCAACTTCGGTTCCCGGCCGTGTTAGCCTGGGGCACATTTTGCCACTGGCTGCTATAAGGGACATGGGTGTCCCGGCTGGAATCAAGGTTTCATCGTCGGTGTTATCCCAATCTATGTCTCGGCCCATGTCAAATAAGAGTGAATTAGGCTGCGCCACAAATGGGAGAGCATCATCATGTGTTACTACTCGTGCCATTTATCTTACCTCTCGCGTCTATAAAATGACGCTTAGTTAATCTGAGCTGGTGACAGGCTCGCTTCGCTTTTTTACCTGATCCAACTTCGCCTGAAGCAATGGGTTCCTACCGTTTCCGGCATCGCCGGAGGTGCTGCCTTGCTGCTGTATCCAAGTCTGCCCTGTTTCAACTTCTCCTGCCGCTTTCAGCGCAGGAAGAAAATCATTCCAGTTTTTCTCGGCGTAAACGTTAAGGCCGGTTTTGTCATTGCCTTCGACTACGTTGACGACTCGCATCGCTTTGCCGTCATCATCTGAGGCTTCGCCTATTTCTAGTGTTGCTCCGTCTGGTAGGAGCTTTGACAATACCTTGGGATTAACACCGGCGACTGCGGCCGCGTCGCTAACCATTTGGTACTTTTCTAGCTGTATGAGTTTGCTCCCCCTGTCTCCGATCTCTTTGACTGTGCCCATCCCCTTATACTCTTTCCACATTGCTCCATCTTCGGCGCTGAGGACGACGCTTCCTTCTTTTGGTACTAACGCTTCTGCGGCCTGCGCTCGCTGCCGCATGTGGTAGTTTCGCTCATGTAGTTTCTCGGCGTAGCGTGTGAGATCTCCCTGATTTCTTGCTAACTGGCTTTTGAAGTCGGCGGCACGAGCAGCGTCGTCGTTGGCTGTCGTTTGTGTCGTTCCACCTGTCGTTCCTGTCGTTCCACCGTTTCCTTCGCCATTTCCTTCTGGATAACGGTGCAATCCGTTCATTAATAACATTTATAACCCCTTCTGTTCTTTCTTCGTTCTTACTGTTTAATATAATCTATGATCTGTCTAAAATCAAGTGATACTATTTTTAGGGTGTTGTATTTGAGGCTGTTGGCTTTTCAACTTTGTTTTTCTCTGTCCTTAACTGTGTTCCTTCTCCTGTTCCTCCGGCCGCATCAACCAGCCCCGGCTTGACTACCGCTTCAACGCTCAACTCTGCGTTTTCGAGCGCCTGAATGATTTTGAGGATCTCGGCTGTTGGCTGGCTGTAGCCTGCTTCGGCAAGGGCTGTTTCATGACTGATGAATCGGTCTGTTCGTAGTTGACTGAGTAGTAGTTTCTGCTCGGTTGTGACTACGCCTGTGTCAATTCGCACTTCTACTAATGCTCGATAAGGAGTTGGTTCTCCTCCTCCTAGGATGAACTGACCCATCAATAAGGCTGTTTCGATCACCCATCGCACCATGAGCCGCGTCTCATTTGCCATGTCTGTGGCGCTGGCTTCAAAGTCTCCTTTTGCTAGTTGTAGTTTTTCGCCGCTGGCCTGGGCCAAGCCTGTCAGCAATGTATACTCTTGAAAGGCGCTGGCGATCATGCTGTTCCTTAGTTCTTTTCTCGCTTCTGTGAATAGATTGGGACTGACTGGTTGTGTGCGGGTAAATCCTCCGCTCATGGCTGCTTTTTCTACTTCGTTGTCATCTATAACCATGGCCGGTTGTAGAAAATGACTTCTTCCCGCTCCTCGCACCATTGGATCTGGGATGAAGGCTTCTTTGCCATCTTCGCTTTCTTCCCAGTGGCCCGGCGGTAATAATCCGAAGAAGAAATCTTCTGGCCAGGCGGCTCCCATGATTGCGGCTTGAAATGCGGTATAAACATGGTTTAAGAATCGCTGCTGGCTGCGCTGGCTGCTGGTCATTAGTAACGGCCGCTCCAGCTGATACATGGTCAAGTTGCCTAATAATGGCAGTTCAACTGTTCCGGTGCTTACTTCTTCGCTGTCTATCAGGCTTTCCAGGACGGTTAATCCTTGCTCGTTGATGAATACTAACTCGGCTCGATCGAATTCTTTGCCTGCTTTTTCTTCGCTCCAGGAGATGAAGCCTGTCTTTTCGTATTCTGAATCGGCATCTTCAAAGACGACGGCCGTGCCTGGGTCGGGCGCTTCTAATTCGATGAGGCTTAATGCCATGCCCAAATTCTCGGCTTTGATTGTCCCGCCTTGCTCTAGTCTCTGCTCAGGTATGAAAAACCGCAGCACTCCTCTTCCGTCTTGTCCTTCATCTCCGGCCCACCCGCTGTTTTCTATGGCGTCGGCTACGGTGGATACGACTTGCTTTTCTTCTAGCCAGTTCTCTACAAATTGTTTTAGTTCTAATGCCTCTGCTTCTGCAAGAGGCTTGTTGTCTAAATCGTGGATTTCCCATGTCCACGCTTTCCCCGTTAAGGCCCAGCGCTCTCTCTTTCGGATCTCGTTTAATACGTCTTCACTGACGAAGATCCTTTGCATCTCGGCTGCCCACTGTCCGTACTGTGGGTGATCCGCTGGCAGGCGCGGTCCTGTGTATCCAAAGCCTGCTTGCCAATGATCGCCGATACTGTACAACCTGTTGCTCTCGTTTATGCTGGGTATTTTCTTTTCGAGATCTTCTACTTCTAGTTCCGGCCGTGCCATGCTGATTCTCCTATTGAGCGCCGTATCTTCGGCGTATTCTTATATGGTCAAACTATGTAATCTTCTGCGCCGCTGTCTCTTCCTCTTGCTTGTCCATGTTAATGCTGCGGCGGCTAATACGGCGACCATAGCGGCATCGTCATGATCTCCTTCAGGTGCGGCTTGTGTACTTGCGTCTATGTTGGCGATCTGCGCCAATATGATGGGACTCTTGATTCCTAGCTCTCCGATTTCCATCAACTCGGCTAATTTATCCATGGCTAATGTTTTTGTTCTTTGGGTGGTGAGCCAGCCTGTTTTGTTGTCAAAGGGATTCTTGTACAACCACTTGTAATCGTAGAGATCTCGCAAGGCGAGCTGCACAGCATGACCATGATTGTTCCTCTCTACACAAACGGTGGCCTGGTTGAACGCCTGCGCTAATCTGTAAATGTATCCGGCGAAGGTGCTTGGCTCCCACGCTCCTTCGGCATAGGCTACTTCCTCGAAGAGTAATGCGTCCCATATGGCGACTGCAGATGGATCGTTTACTGTGTCACCTTCTGCCGGGTCAGCGGTGATGAGATACGGCCGTCCTAGTAGTATTGTCTCGTAATAGACTATCCCCGGTATCCTTGGCAAACCGGCCCGACCTAATCTGCTTAATGGATCTGCTTCTCTTGTCGCAGCTTTGATCCAACTAGGCAAGAATCGCTTGTTTGCGCTCAGTCCGGCTAATGCCTGGGATGGAATTTCTGGATATTCCTGCCACAGATCGTCTTGCTCTTTGGTTTTTAGCTTGGCCTGGCGTACCATGGCAGGAAGAGGGGGATGTAGTCGCTCTCTCCTTTTACGCTACGTCTGTATAATGCTGCAAAATTGTTGTTTGGAACTTCTTTGTCATTCGTGGAAATTATTGCTAATTTACCGCCTGCATCTGCGGTTTCTTCGGCCGCGTTTAGCAACTGCTTGAGGAAGGGAATAAAGGCTCCTTCATCAATCAATACGAAGCTGGCGGTGAAACTGCGGCCGCTGTGCTTTGTGGTCATGAAGCTCTTGGCCCGACTACCGTTCTTTAGGATCAACTGTTGCTCTAATACTTTGTCTGCTTCCGGCCGTATCCAGTCTGGCAGTCTTTCCCACATGCCTGCTATTCTTCTGGCAAGTTCTCGTGAATCTTCTCCGTTCTTGGAAAATAATAGGATCATTGATCCTGGCTTGAATACCATTAACCACAGGCTGTATCCGATTAGCAGCCATGTAATTCCTAGCTGCCTTGCTTTTAGGATGACAACTTTGTTGTTTTTGTGTACAACTTTGATTGCTTCTCGCTGTGCCGACCATAGTTTAAAATCGTACCAAGCTGTTCCCGGCCGGTTTGGATCTTCTATCTGACAATAGTTGTCAATGAAGTATCCTGGGGACATGCCGCATTTGGCGATTTCTAATGCGTGATGATCTTTTTCTGGGGCGATGATTGGGACGGTTGAGTCTTTGGCCGGCGAGGTTTCACGCTCGCCGGCCATCGTTGTCTCTTCGCGCAACGTTATTTCCTGATCTCTGGGGGGTATCTCTGTGTCGATCTCTTTTGTATCTTCGCCTTGCATGACAAAACGAGTATACCATATTTGAGGTTTTGACTAGATTTCTATTCTTCTAAACTCTCTAACCACCTCGCTGCATTAACTATGCGCTGCACGATCTCCGGCCTCTGTGTCCTCGACCACGCGATCATCTTCACGTCTCGCTCTGTCGCCCCGGCCGCTATTGCTGCTTCCAACGCTGCCGCGATGGGAGGATGCTGCATTAATAACCAGTTCCAACTCTCTTGATCTAATGTGACTCCGAAATAGTCTAATGCTTGCTCTTTCTGTTGTGCCATTGAATTCTCCTTATTTGTGATAATCGCCAAACTGCTTGATAAACCTGTCACATAATTGTCTTACTGTTTCTTTTGATCCTGGAAACCACGTATGGTTATATCTATGCCACGAAACTATACAATTGGCTGCATCTACATCTTGTTCTTCATCTTCTGTTTCATGCTCGGCTAAGATGAAAATCGTTGGCTTTGTTATTTGCAGGTCATCTGTCAATCTTTGAAATGCCATTGCTTGACCACGGCTCATACTCTTGCCTTTGCTTTTTAGTTCAATGAATATGTAGCAGCTATCTCTATATTCTATTAATCCGTCGATATCTGTTGGAGATATACCATAATCGAATACTAATCCAGAAAAATCGTTTAATTGCCTGGCTCGCGATCTCCATACTATTTTACCTAGCATATAATATTGTCCCGTATTGCTTAAATTCAGCCGCAAATATGTCCACTTTTGTGCTTGGCCCTATGTATATTATTGCTTGGGCTTGTAATGGTGTTTTGCCTTTGTTTCCTTCTTTGTCTATGAACCTGATCCTGCTCCTGGGAAAACATATGACTCCGCATTGTTCTGCTAATTGCCTGAACCACTTTGTTTCTGTCGCATTGTTCACCAGGATGATGGCTTCTTCTACTGTTCCGCTTGTTATGCTTTCTGCTAGTTTCTGACAGAATTGCGCGATTAATGGCTGTGAATAAGGTGGGTTCATCCATATTCTCCCGCCCCACTCCCATAGCAGTCCGTCATCTTCTTCTGTGAAGTAGGCAATTGCTTGTACTATTTCGTTTGCTGTTTCTGAGGAGGCAGGATCTAGGTCGATCTCTCCCATTACTTTTCTTGCGGATTCTATATATGTTTTTGGGGTATACCATTCGTTTTCGCCACTGGCTTGACCTACGTGCGCCCCATTGATTGCTCGCAATACGCCAGCCTGAGACAACTCCTTTCCGCTGTCTTTCATGTCGTTTATTATCTTGTCAAATTTTTCTTCGGGAATGCTTGCCATTTTCTGCCATCGGGACGACGACATCTTGCTGATGTTGTTATCTTCAAGCGCCTGGGCGTATTCGGAGATAGGTAACACGCTGTTACTTATCTTTTTCCCTGGCGGCTTCCCCCTCTCGTATTCCTCTAAAAATGTGCCTCCTTTTCTCTCGGCCCGTATCTGTACCTCTTTCGCTTCTTGGGCAACTTCTCCCATGTTTCTTGCTGTTGCTAATGCGTTTGCTGCCATTGCGGCATCCTTTATGTCTAATACGTCGACCATTTCACCGGCTTCTCTTAGAGCTAGTTTCATTCTGCTTATTGGTATTAGTTCTGTTGGCATTTTGCCCCTTATAATAAAAAACGCCTTCTCTTGGCTGAGAAGGCGTTTGTGTTACAATTTCGTTAGTGACCGTGTCTCAGCGGTTGCTCGTTCCCCGGCTGTTTGTGCAGTGCGGGGTTTTTTGATCAACGAGAGTATATCACTACGTCTCTTTCTTGGCTAACTGCAACAACACTTGCCCCCGCTGCACATCGTTTATATGCACCACCTCCTCCCATTCCTCTTTGTAGTCTTTTACCCAATATGCGATGAGGTCGTTGAGCGATACTAATACAATTTTGACTTCAATCCTGATCTCAGGATCGCTTCCTGTTATTTCCGCTTCGCCTCGCTCTCCTATCTCGTATGTTGGTTTTGACTCACTCATCTGCTAGGTACTCCGCTTTCTCTGAACATTCAAGGAACAGCCACTCCTCTTTTGTGTTTAATCTTTCTAACCTGCTGACTTTTTCGCGGAGTTTTTCGATCTCTTCTTTTAGCTCTTGCTCTTTCGAGGAGGACACCCGCTTTGCTTTTTCCAATTCCTTTTCTAACCACTTTATGTAGTTGACGGTTTTTGCGAAGCCTGATTCTTCGTTGCTCATTTATACCTCTCTCTTAACTGTCATAATATCGCCCATGCTCCACGTACATTAAGCCGGCCTCTACCATACGCTCACATAGGTTATGGTGATCTTCTCTTAATGATTTTAGCTCGTCTAGTATTTCTTGCTCTTTTGGGGAGAGTAAGGCCCGGCACAGGAGTAGCTTCTTGTTTATGGCTGCGTTTTCTGCGCTGAGGTTCTCGACTCGCTCTTCTAACCATTTTATGTGGGGTGGGAAATCATGGAATGTTGGTTCTTGCTCACTCATTACTCTTTCCTCGCGGTAGACTCGGCGCTCGCTATGATCGCCTGCATCTCTGCTTTCTCTGTCACGCTGTCGTCAGCAATACGGTTTAGCTTCTCGGCGCCATCTTCTACGGCCGCACGGTTGCTGCTTTTTGCTATTACCCGTATGCCGGTCTTGAAATCGAATAAGGTCCACTTGTTGCCCCATTCCCGAACTGCCCTAAACCTGGGCTTGTCGTTGTGGATCGCTCCGTACTTGTCGTTCATAGTTTCTCCTGGATGATCTTCGCGGCGCTGATTAAGCCGGCTATCCGACCTTCGTTGAAAATTCCGGTTACTCTATCCCCTTCCCGCCTGGCGCTTTTGGCTTTGTTTTTGCTGTCATTGATCTCTTTGCTGATCTTCCAAAGTTGGTTCTCGCTGGTTTCTTTTGCGCTGCTCATAGTAGCCCTCTCTCCTTCATTGATAAAAGATGCCACGGTATGTCTATGCTCCCGCCAAGTTTTAGGAATGCCGTGGCAAATGTCTCTGTGTTATCACCAAAGTATGTGACCATGCTCGCTTTGCTTACGCCTTTGGCTACTTTTCCCGATTCTCCGTCTATATAATTTATCCGCACGTCAGGCTTCCACCTGGGATACTCTTTTAATATGTTGCCCCATCCTGTGCTTTCGCTGGCGAAGGTTAGCATTAATCCTTCGACGATCTCGCCTGTTCTCCAGGCATACTCCATTCTGCTTACCCATTCTAATATGCCCGGCCGGAACTGTAGGATGTGGTAATCTCTTTTCTGACACCTTTTCTTGTAACAGCTAAAGTTCCCGTCTTTGTTCACGTTGCAGGCGCTCTCGCCTTGCCCGAATGGTGGGTTGAGCCACACACGCCCTTCCCAGTCTTTTGTCAGTCCGTCTTGCCCTCTATACCTGCGATAGAATCTTGCGTCGCCTGACCATCTTGGATTGATTGGTACTTCTTCGTAGCCAGGTTCGAGATAGCTTCTTCTCGCTCCAATTCGCAGGTTCGCTTTTTCGCTGGTGGCCGGGTCGAGATCGATCTCCCCTCCGAATAATTCTTTGGCTGCTTCTATGATGTCCATTGGTGTCCACCACTCGACGTTCCCGCTGCTTTGGTTGATTAGTTCGTGATTTTCCATGCTCATCTCCTTACCAGAACCAAGCTGGCTTTACTTCTCCACACTTGCTGCACATCCATCCTACAAGTTTTACTTCTCCTAGTCCGTTGGTTAGGAATTTCCCTTCGCTAATAAATCGCCCGCACTTAGGACAACGCCTGAATACGTACCCCAGGCCATTTCCTCCGCAGTCAAAACAGACTAATGCCTCTCTCTTCCCCCATTCGTAATCAACTGGCATCGCTACCTCTTCGGCGTGAGCCAATCTGCATAGACCCAGCCGTCTGCTATGCCCTTCTCGTGACATTCGGTTTTTTGTACTACTCCGGTAATGTTCCCATAATCGTCTTTGAGGATGGATAGATCGCAGATGTATCGCCGCTGCTCTCCTAGTGGATCGCTGCTGGCCCGAACATACACGCGCATGGGATGATACTCTTGCCCGCAGTAGTAACATTTGTCGATTTCTGCTGCCGCTTTTTTCATGCTGTTTCCCCTTTATTTGCTCCACTCCTGCTCAGGAATGTCCTTAGATTATACCATAGAATACGTACTGGGCAACTAATCCGCAGATTCTTTGTTGCCTCCCGGAAGCTTTTGATCGTCGCTCGCTTCTGCCTGATCTAAGATAACAACTGGACGGCCGTTTTCCGTACCTGGCGCTGCTCCCAATTCGTCCCAACTGCTGAGCTGACTGGTTGCTTTTTCCATTAGCTGAGCGACTTGCCCTTCGCTTAGTTCCGCTTTTATGTTGATGTTGGTATTTACAGAGCCTTTTGCGGCGGTGGATCGGTCTGCGGCTTGCATGATGTCTCGCGCCGCTTGCAGCTGCACCCACGGATTTGGATGCTCTAGTAATGTGGTCCTGACTTCTGCGGCCCGACCTGCGCTTGTCCGGGTGATTCGCGTCGCTTTCCTGATCTCGCTTAATTCATGGTCCAGAACCTCGCTCTCCATTAGGCTGTAGATCTCGTCGTAGATGCTGCGGATCTTGGGTTTCATCATCCACTGTTCCCAGGCTACCCGGCTTGAGGTAATGGCTAGGTCAAAGACTTGTTTCCTTGGCTTGCTTAGGTAATCTGCGGTAACTACGAGTAGGATGGTCCTTTTCATGACGAGCATTTGTAGGTTTTTTACTTTCCAGGTGTCTATCCTGTCTAATATTGGCTTGGTCTTTGCTAACCACCTGATGTGATGCTCGGTTATCCCTTCTTCTATGGCGGTTTTTTGTACCCACTTGGTCATTTCGCTGAAATCTTCGTGCTTGGGCTTGCCTAGACTCCTGGCAAACCATTCCATTGGCCCCTCATCTTTCCCTTTTGCCTCTGGTAGCTCTACTTCTGCGAATTCTGCGGCCGGACCTTGCTGTATCTGGTGACTCTTTTCGTGCCACCATTTCTTTTCTCGCGTTCTGGCTTCTTTTTCTGCTTCGATGTCAGGGGGATCTGTCCTTCTGTTTCGCCTGGTGTTGCTGCTGCTGCTTTCTGCGCTCATTGGTTGCCTCCTTCGGCGGCCGTTTTCTTATGGGATCTGCTTCGTTGTTTATATTACCACGTTTTATTCAGGCTATCCGTACTGCTTAATGACAGAGGAGGGGGATCTGGTATAATAATGAGGTCTTTATCGTGCGGTTCGCGCTGCTGGAAACAGCCAACCGCTCTACAGCCTGACTTGGAGGTGCAGCTTGATTCAAGACTCTATCATCAATCCAAAACATTTCCACGGTAAACCTTGCAAGAAATGTGGGGCTACGCTTCGGTATAAGCGCAATCGTAGGTGTGTCGAATGTAAGAAGAAAGAAAACCATTGTTGGTCAGAAGGTAATAGAGAAAGAACGCGAAGTAATAGTCGTCGTTATTATTATGCAAATTTAGAGGAGCGCCTTAAAAAAAATCGCGCTTATCGAAAAGCTAATCCTGGAAAGGACCGTGAACAAAGGCGTCGATATCGTCAGGAAAATCGAGAAAGGATTCGGAAAATAAATCGTCGTTATTATTATGCAAATCCAGAGAAGGTTCGAGCAGGGGTCCGCCGATGGGGGCTGGCAAATCCAAATAGATTGCGTTTTTATAGCCAGCGGCGCCGTGCTCTAAAGTATACCGCAACGGTTGAAAACGTCATTGATACAAAAGTCTTTGCGCGTAACAAATGGACCTGCGGGATCTGTGATAAGCCTGTAGATCCAGACCTCAGGCATCCAGATCCGATGAGCGCAAGCCTTGATCACATCATCCCGCTGTCAAGGGGTGGGGATCACTCTTATGCGAATACTCAATGTACACACCTGGTTTGTAACTTGAGGAAGCATAATAAATACGATGGTCCTAATCCTGACGGCTCTGATCGTTGGATGCAGCTAAGTCTCTTTGAAATTTGCTAGGGGAGGGGGATTAGAAATATATTTTAGACTTTCTTCGCCTTTCCTCCTTATTCCAAGTCTCTTTTACTAACTGTCGGTGTGCCTGTCGGGTTCCCTTATAGGGTTGCTTCGGTGTCGTATCCTCTCTTGGTTGAGGAGGGATTTTCTAGGGAGTCCCCTAGCGTAAGCTTTCGATGACCTCTCCTAAGCCGGCGCACCGGCTACGACCGGCACTCCGGCCGGTCGTCACGTATCTTATCTGTATCTTAGTCTCTATATCTATTCAGATATAGAGACGGCATCAGCTTCCATGCTATCACATGCTCGCAGATGCCCACACCACACGGCCGTCACGTATGTATAGTCCGTGTGGTGTGTATGTGTGTAGTGGGGAAACCTCGTCGTTTTGTGTTACCTAAAGGTAACAGTCACTCCTCGGTTTCCCCACTGGGGGGGGGTGTGTGTATGTAGTGTGTAGGTATGTGATACCTACTTCCGGCCGCAGCGAAGCACCGGCTCCACGGTCCCCCATAATTTTGGGAGAGCATGAAGCCGGTGCTTGCATGAGCGTGCACGTGTGGGGTGGGGGATGTATCCGTATGTATAGTGATGGCATGTGCCCTTCGGCTTGCCTCCGACGGGCGGTCCCGATCGGCATCGGGTTCGCCTTCGCCCCGGCCGTGAAGGGATGCCCCTGCATGATAAAGCATGTGGTGTACACGTGTGTGCATGGTGGTGCATGTGTCAGATACCCAGGGGTGACGGGGGTCCACAGGTGTGCCGGGGGCATATACATATATATGCACAATGCAGAAT